GACGGGCAGGGACTCGGCGCGCGCTGGGCGCTCCAGGACCCGGCCGCCGAAATCGACGACGACATGGACGAGGACTTCGGCACCGACAGCGCCGCGACCGTCGCCGGCAAGGGTGACAATCAGGCCGCGCCGGCCAAGCGCGCCGTGCGCTCGGTGCCCGGTGAAATCGCCCTCCTCAAGGGCATCCGGAGCGTCGGCCAGTTCAGCGCCGCCGAGTCCACCGAGTTCACCGGGAACCTCGAGTGGTACATGCGCGCGACCGCCGTCGTGACTGGCACCCCGCTCTTCGAGTTCGACCTCAACGGTGACCAGCCGTCCGGCGAGGCGCGCCGACGCGCGGAGGGGCGCATCAACAAGCACGCCCGCAAGGTCCAGCGCGCGCTGGGTCGAGCGCACCGGAACCTCGGCGACGTCGTGCTCGGCATCGTCGGCATCGACAAGGCCGTCGTCAACGCCACCTTCCGCCCGACCGAGGTCGCGAGCGACAAGGAGGGCTTCGAGCTCATCGGCGCCAAGATCAAGACCGGCGTGCCGATCGACCAGGCCTTCCGCGAGGCCGGCTACACCGAGGAGCAGGTCGCCGAGTGGTTCCCGAAGGGGGAGCCCAACATCAACTTCGACACGCTCACCACGCTCGCCAGCGCGCTCCAGTCTCTCGGCGGGGCGCGCACGCTCGGCGTCATCACCGACGAAGAGCTCCACGCGATCCTGCCCACCGTGCTCACGAGCGCCGCGGTCGAGGGCCCCGGCTCGGTGCTGCCTGGCGCCGTCACCAACCCGTCCGTCGCCTCGATCGTCACGCGCGTTCCCCAGGCCAACGCTGACGCGGCATGAGCCTCGAGGAAGACCTCTTCGCGCTCGAGCAGGCGACGCTGGCCTCTCCGGGCGCTTCGGCGTTCCTCGCCGCGGTCAAGCGGCTCCGCGTCCTCCTCGCCAACAACTTCGCCGGCATCGGTGAGGAGGACGAGGCGCGCGCCATCGTGCTCCGGCTCCAGTCCCCGTTGCTCGAGGGCGTGGCCCTGGCGGCCGTGTCCGAAGCGTTCGGCATCGGTCGCGCGTCCGGCCTTGACGTCGTCGATGCGCCCCGCGGTCCGCTCGAGCGGAGCACTCTCGGCGCGACGCCGTCGAAGCGCGCGCGCAAGCCGCTCATCGGACTCGACGCGTCCGCCGTCGAGCTGGTCGGTCAGGCTCAGGCCCTCGCGGCCGCCGGCACCGAGACCGCGACGCTCATCGGCCCCATCCTCGCGCTCGGGGCGCTCTTCTCGGGGCGCGTCACTCAGGCCGTCAACGCCGGAGGCAACGAGGGCGTCCGCGCGGTCGCTACCGCGGCCGATGTACCCGTCGTGTGGATCGCCGAGACCAACGCGTGCGTCCACTGCCTCGCTTACGCCGGGCACGTCGTCGAGGGCGGCAAGAAGTTCCCGGGCGGCCTGACCTTCGGCCCCAAGAGCTACTTCCCGGACGCCATCGCGACGCCACCGCGGCACCCCAACTGCCGCTGCACGCTCGAGCCGTTGAACGACCAGAGCTACGCCGACGGACTCCGGCGCGAGGCCGAGCGCTCGGTGCTCCGCGGCTTCTCGCTCGAGACGGAGTCGATGGCCGTTCGCATCGCCGCGGCCGATCTACTCCTCAAGCGAGGCGTCAACGCACCGAAGAGCGTGAAGGCGTATGCCGCCAAGTCGGTCAAGGCCGGTCGCTTCCCCACTCGCGACCGGCCCCTGGAGTAGGATGCCGCCCATGACCCCCGACGAGCAGAGCACCGAAGTGGTCCTCCCCGACGACGTCCACATCTGGACCGACGACGACGACCTCAGCGTTTCCGACGCCCCTGAGGCGAACGGCACCGGCGACCAGACCGGCGGGATGGGTCCGCTGTGATCCTCGACTCCGCTGCTGCGGTCGCCCGTGCCACCGCCCAGATCGGCGGCCCGGACGGCGCTGGCATGTGCCTCGCCAACGTCTACCGGTGGTTCGGCTCCGTCCAGTCCATCGGCCCAGGCGCGGGCCACTACGGCGTTGCCATTGCCGGGTGGGACTACGCCCCAGACAAGCACGTCGGTGACTACTCGCCGCCCGCGGGGGTCCCGGTCTTCTTCGACCGTGTCACCGCCGCACGCTGGCCGGGTGACCACAACATGCAGGCCGGGGACATCGGCCTGTCCATCGGCGGCGGTCGCGCCATCTTCACCGACTCCCCGACCGGCAACACCGGCGTCATGACGCTCCGGGCGCGCGCCGCCCAGATCGGTCGCCGGTACCTCGGGTGGACCGGCAGCTTCCTCGGGCACGAGACCACCGCTGGCAACGCCTTCGGCAAGCCCACCCCGCCGGCCGTCATCGTCACGGTCGGCAAGACCCCCGTCAAGATCGACACCAACGGAGACCGCATGTACGCCATCCGCAACAACGCCAAGGGCTCGGTCGGGTACGGGGCGGTCTTCGCCCTCGCCCCCGGGTTCATCAAGCACGAGGCCGACCGTGACGAGGCCTACCGCCTCCAGACCATCGCGGGCGACGCCAAGGACCTGGGCGACCTCAACACGCTCCGCGACGTGGTCCAGTCCTTCGGGCTGCCCGTCGAGGCCGCCGACCCCAACTGGCTCGCCGCGAACGCCAACGCGGGCGACCGCGCCTACTCATCGATCGTCGCCGCCATCAAGCGCTGATCGCCCCCTCACCCCGAGAGAGAGAACCATGGACCCCATCTGCACGACCGACACCCCGCTCTACGGCCCGGGCCTGCCCTTCTGGGCGCGGCCGGGCATCGCCCTCTTCGCCAAGAAGACCGAGGGCGGCGGCAAGGACGACGAAGACCTCGACGAGGACGACGACGACGACCTCGACGAGGACGACGACGAGGACGAGGACGACGAGGACGCCGAGAAGACCCCCGAGGAGCTGCGCGACGAGCTCAAGACGATCCGCGAAGCGCTCAAGTCCGCGTCGGGTCAGTCGAAGAAGCGTCGCCAGCAGCTCCAGAAGGCGCGCAAGGACCACGAGGCCGAGCTCGAGCGCGTGCGTTCCGGCGGCAAGAAGGCCAAGAGCAAGGACGACGAGGACGACGAGACGGTCGATGCCGAGGCGATCCGGGAAGCGACCCGTCGCGAGGAGCGTGCGGCGGCTGACGTCCGCACCAAGAAGGCCGAGGCGCGTGGCGCGCTCCGGGGCGCCGGCATCCCGTCCGACCGCGTCGCCAAGGCGGTCGGCCTGCTCGACCTCGACGACCTCGATGTGGACGAGGACGGCAACGTCGACGGGCTCGACGACGCCATCGACGAGCTCAAGAAGGAGTGGCCCGAACTCTTCCCGGGCAAGGGAGCGAAGCAGCGGCGCCGTGGCTCCGGCCCCGCGGGCGACGACGACGAGCGCAAGACTAAGCGCAAGCTGACGGCCGACCAGGCCCAGGCGCGACTGCTCACCGGTCAGCGCTGACGTGTAACCCCCGTGGGGTGTGCTACTCTCCACGACAAGGCCCTTCCAGGCCCCTGCGAGCTTCGGGTGAAGCCTCGATGGACGACCAGTCCTCGAGTTTCCTCGTCGCCCAACGGGCAGGAAGGGCCTTCGTCATGGCTCGCAACAACATCGACGGGACCGGCTGGCTCGTCGAGCAGCGCGACTCCACCGTCGTCCAGCGCTTCGTGCGCACCTCGGTCATCGAGGACGAGTTCCGCACGATCAACATGACGTCGAACACCGTGCGCATCCCGCGCATCGACGACATGGACATCGACATCATCCCGAAGGGTTCCGCCTACGGCGAGGACACCTCGAGCGCGGACACCATCGCCATCAGCGCGTCCAAGTTCGCCAAGGCCCTCCGCATCGCGGAGGAGGACGTGGACGACGACAAGCTCGCGGACTTCCTCGGTGAGAAGAAGGCCTCCGCCGCGTCGAGCTTCGCGAAGAAGCTGGACAACGCCGGCATCGGCGTCACCGCCGCATCGGGTGGTCCCGGCTCGACCGTGCCCTTCACGTCGCTCTACCGCACGCTCTCCCAGGCAGACGCGACGACGGGCTACTCGGCGGGCACGAACCTGCTCTCCGGCGGCGCCATCACGTACGACCTGCTCAACCAGCTCCTCGCCATCGTCGAGACCTCGGACTACTACGACGAGACCTCGGTCGTCGCCGTCGCGCACCCCGCGTTCCGCCAGGTGCTCCGCGGCCTCAAGGACGGCCAGGGGCGCCCGCTCTTCCTCCAGGACGTCGTCAACGGCAACGCGATCGACACCATCCTCGGCCGTCGCATCCGCTACACCGTCGGCGCGAAGACCTCGGCCGTCGCCGTCACCAACAACGCCGGCACCGGTGGTGCGAAGGGGGCCGCGGGCAACCCGCTCTTCGGCTTCGTCAACACCCAGTACGCCGTCGTCGGCAAGCGCTCGCCGCTCGAGTCGGTCGTCATCCCCGGTCGCGACGGCCTCGCCGGCCTGACCGACGAGGACATCCTCAAGGTCCGCGCGCGGCGTGCGGTCGGGTACACCATCCCGTCCGCGCACTCGCTCTTCGAGCTCACCTCGGCCTGATCGGAGACGCGATGACCAGCGACAAGGTTGCCAAGAAGGTCGCGGCTGACAAGCCGCTGACCGACGCCGAGACGACCGCGCTCAAGTCGACGGACGTCGAGGCATCCACGAGCGAGCGGCACGTCAAGGTCTTCGTCCTCCCCGCCGGCCCCAAGCCGACCGAGGAGAACGGCTTCTCCCACGAGGCGAACAAGGCCGCGACGGTCCAGTACATGCTGGGCGTCGGCCTCCGACCGACCGGTGAGGTGGAGCTCGACAGCATCACCGAGCAGAAGACCGTGGACGGGCGCTCGATCGGGTGGGAGCTCGCCTACTCGGTCGCCAGCCAGGACGCGAGCAAGTACGACCCGGAGACGGACCCGGTGTACGTGGTCGCTCCCGACGTCGACGAGGTCCCGGCCAACACCGACAACGCTCCGGAGGACGCCGGCACCGGCACCCCGGGCACGACCGTCATCTCCGGCAAGATCGCGGAGTGACACCAGGCAGGGCGGGGCGACTCTCGGGGGGTCGCTCCGCCCTCTCATTTGAGGAAGGCTAGGCCATGTGGGCAACCACCGAGGACGTCACGACGCTCACCGGCGTCACGGTCACCGAGGCGGACCGCAACATCGCGGCGACCGTCATCGAGGCCAAGACCGGCGTGCTCGAGGGCGTCAAGCGCTCGATCAGCGACCGCGACCTCTACTTCCTCAAGCAGGCCGTCTGCTACGAAGCCGTCTTCGTCGCCGCGACGCCGGACTTCCTCGAGCGGATGAACCTCGCCAGCGCCTCCCAGGACGGTCAGAGCGTCACCACGCGCAACGCCGACGACCTCATCCTCGCTCCGCTCGCACGCATGGCGATCAAGCGCCTCTCCTGGCGCGGGCCCCGCGGGCTCAACATCGGCCGCGCCGGCGCCGGGGACGCGCAGCTCGTCGACAGCACGAGCGAGGCCTACGACGACTCGCTCCCCTGGCGGCCCCTGTGATGGGCCTGGCGACCACGCGCGCGGCACTGCTCCGCGGGTCGCACACCGACCGCTACGGCGACGAGGTCGACGACGACACGCCCGTGGAGCAGTGGGGCAACTTCGCGGCCTCGGTCATTCAGAAGAGCCGCAATGTGCAGGACGCCGACACCGGCACCTGGCGCTCGGTCGCCTACCTCGTCGCGCGCGTGCCCTTCACGCTCCCCGTCCAGGACGGCGACCGGTTCCGGGACAACCGCACCGGCATCGTCTACGCGATCGACGACGGGACCGTCGTGCCGCGTGGCCTGGCGGGCACTTCGTCCCGTAGTCTGGAGCTACGCCAGATCGACGCGTAGAGCGTCGCCTGACCGAACATCCTTCGGCAAGCACAACCGAATACCGAACGAGACGACACAGACCGTAGAGGAGGTGCCGCGCGATGACTGGTGAAATCCGCATCACGCACGTCGCCGACTCGCGCGCTCTCATCCCCCAGGTGCTCCCGAAGATGCAGTCGCTCTCCGGCGCCATGGGCCGTCGCGCTCAGCGCCTCGTGCCCAAGCGCACCTGGGCCCTGCACGACTCGATCGAGAACGAGACGACCGTCGAAGGCTCGCGCATCGTCGCCCGAGTCACCGTCGGCACCGGCTACTGGAGCTACGTCGAGCGCGGCACGAGCCGCATGGCGGCGCAGCCGTACATGCGCCCCGCGTTCCTCCAGACCAGCGCCGCGGACTTCACCGGCGGCGGCAGCGGGACGAGCGCGCACGGCATCGTTCGCGACACCACGGAGCGCGGGGACAACGCCCGGGGGTACCGCGGCGCATGACACTCCCCACGATCGCCCTTCCCACCGCCGAGCTCGTCGCCGTCGCCTGGGTCCGTCAGTACGTCCCCGAACTCAACGGCATCGTCGCGACGTCGCTCCCCCGCGAAACCGAGAAGTGGGCCGGCACCGGCTTCGTGACCGTCCGGGCGCTGCCTGGGGGCGTCTACAACCCGAGCGGCACCAAGCGCTCGAGCATGGTGCAGGTCGACGCATGGTGGTCCGCGACGTCGGGCACCAGCTCGAGCACCAAGCCCCAGTGGGGCAAGGCCAACCAGCTCATCGAGGTCTTGCTCGCCGCGACCGAAGAGGGCGCGGTCTACTCCACGCCCCTCGACCTGCCCGCGGACACCCGCGGCGCCGTGGTCCTGGCCGTCTACCCGGCCGGCGACCCGCAGAAGGTCGAGGACGACCCCAGCGGGTACGCCCGCTACACCATGGACCTCGTCGTCGATTGGGCTCGCTCATGACGGCAAGGGCGGCGGCCAACCGGCCCGTCGCTGACCACGAGAACGAGAGGATGACCATGGCGAACAACACGACCAAGGTCCGCACCACGTTCACCCCGGACACGGTCCTCGAGGTCGGCGACGCCGAGCTCATCGACCTCAAGCGCCAGGGGCTGATCTACTCCCACGAGCCGCTGAGCGACGACCGCTACAAGGCGCTCCCGCTCAACGAGCTCAAGTCCCCGGAGCGGTGGAAGGACGGGAAGGCCGAGACGGTCGAGCCCGGCCAGCTTGCCGCCCCCGAGGTCGCCAACGACGAGCAGAAGGGCTAGGCCATGCCGGTCACCAGCACCAACCTCATCCAGGGTCCCGCGACCCTGTACTACGCCCCGTTCGGCTCCGCGGAGCCGGCGTCCATCGGTACGGCTCCGGCCGCGCCGTACGTCGACCTCGGCGGCACCAACGACGGCGTCACGCTCAACGTCTCCCAGGACTGGGCGCAGCTCGGCGTGGACCAGCTCGTCGACACCCCGGAGAGCCGTCGCACCGGTCGCACCATCACCATCGCGACGAACCTCGCCGAGGCGACGCTCGCCAACTGGGCGATCGCGCTGAACAACAGCGCGCCGACCGCCGGCAAGCTCACCCTCGACGAGGGCGGCCCGCTGGCCTTCCAGCCGGCGTACGGCGCCATCATCCTCGACGGCATCGCGCCCGGCGGCTTCCGTCGGCGCTTCGTCGGTCGCAAGGTGCTCTCGACGGAGAGCGTGGAGTCGGCCTACAAGAAGGACGACCAGACGCTCATCCCGGTCACCTTCACCCTGCACTGGGTGTCCAGCTCCATCCGCCTCTTCGACGTCACCGACGCGACGTCGTAACCAACCCCCTCGGGGCGGCGGCCCGCCGGTCGCCGCCCCACCCTCCCCCGAGAACAGGACCAGTCATGGCCAAGAGCAACCCCATCGTCTTCACCCACTCCGACGCCGCGAAGGAGTGGGCCAACACCGAGCAGCGCGCGGACATCTTCACCGTCGAGCGCCGCAACCCCGAGCGCGACGAGTGGGGCGGTCAGCCGCACGACGAGGGCGACGTCGCCCCCGCCGAGACGATCACCGAGACCTTCACCGTGCCGGCCAAGCCCAACCCGGGCCTCGGCCTCCAGTACCTCCGGCTGGCCCGCCAGGACGGCGGCATCGCCGCATCGTGGCTCCTCGAGACCGCGCTCGGCGAGCGGGGTTACGACGCGCTCATCGAAGAGCTCGCCGCGTACGACCCCGACGAGGCGCAGGCGCAGATGACCAAGATCAACGAGCGCATCCAGGGCATCGTCCTCGGCGGGCTCGAGGCCCCAAAAGGCTAGCGGAGCGAGGTGAGCAGATTGCGTGGACCCTGGACCACCTGGACGACATCGCGAGCGACCTCGCCGTCTTCCACCACGTCACCATCGACCCCGATGGGGACGACTGGGGTGGCCTCACGGGTCCACGCTTCTTCTCGCTCGCTCACCGCCTCGGTGCCTACTCCGGCGTCATCGCGGCGCGCATCCAGCAGCAGCTCGACGACGACGAGAAGCGCAAGGGTCGGAACCGCCCCGCGGGGTCGGTCGCCTCGAGCGAAGACCACGAGGTCCCAGACTCGCTCCTGCTCGCTCAGCTCCAGGCCGAAGGCTGGGCGTCCCACACCACGGAAGAGGACTGACGGATGACCATGACGATCGCCGAGGGCGAGGTCGTCCTCTCCGCCAACCTCGACCGTGCGCGCAACGACGTCGCCAAGGGCGTCGGCTCGCTCGGGGCGGCCGGCGCGGGGAACGCGCTCAAGTCTGGCCTCAAGCTCGGCGGCAAGATTGTCGGCGGCATCGTGGCGACCGCCGGTGCCGCCGGCCTCGGCGCGGTCGGGGTGCTCGCGGGCACCGCGCTCTCCAAGGGCCTCGACCGCGCTATCTCGATCCAGAACGCCCAGGCCAAGCTCACCGGCCTCGGGCACTCCGGCGGCGAGGTCCAGACGATCATGAACAACGCCTTGGCCTCGGTCAAGGGCACCGCCTACGGTCTCGGCGACGCGGCTGGCGTGGCGGCGGGGGCGGTCGCCGCCGGCATCAAGCCCGGCCAGGACCTCCAGCGCGTGCTGGGCCTTGTGGCCGACTCAGCGACAATCGCCGGGACCGACATGAACTCGATGGGCTCGATCTTCAACAAGGTCGCGGCCTCCGGCAAGCTCCAGGGCGACGTCATCGCCCAGCTCCAGGACGCCGGTGTCCCGGTGCTCCAGTTCGTCGCCAAGCAGATCGGCAAGACCGCCGAGGAGACCTCGAAGCTCGCCTCCGACGGCAAGATCGACTTCCAGACCTTCTCCGACGCCATGCAGGCGGGCCTGGGCGGCGCAGCCCTCGCCAGCGGCAAGACCGCCCAGGGCGCCTTCGCCAACGTCAAGGCGGCCCTCGGGCGCATCGGCGCGGGCTTCCTCACGGGGCCGGTCGCCCAGGCCCCCACGCTCTTCACGGCCTTCGGTGGCGCCGTCGACCGACTCGGCGTCTCGCTCAAGCCCGTCATGGCGGAGTTCGACATCTTCTCCGGCCGAACCATGACCGCGCTGGCGACCAAGCTCGACAGCATCCAGTTCGACGGCATCGTGACCAAGGCCCGCACGATGACCGCGGGCGTGGTCGCCGCGCTCCAGACCGTTGCGACCGGCAAGGGCTTCTCCTTCGACCTCACCCGGGCCTTCGGCCTCGACAAGGCGCCGATCGTCT